TAGTGGCGATCATTAAACCATCAATGTCCTCAGCATTATAATTATGTGGTGATACTGCAACTACCATGTCAATGAAATCACGTGATTTCATTTTAGTCATTGTTCTTCCAGTAATAAAACTCATGGCATATTTGGTACTGACGATCATAATGATCTCCTATGTTTGATCAGACCATGTTATCACACCATACTCTCCTGTCAAGACTTTCCATGACCATTTCAATCTTTGAACAAAGGGTGCAGGGGCTGGTTTGGCAGTAACCCAACCCCTTTCGCCCATATCTATAGCAGTAGCAAAAACACCGGTGTTCTCTTTTGCATAGAATTTCAGATGATCAATATTGTATTTCATGATTTGTCCTCACGGAATCTGATAAAACGAGGAAAGCGAAGCGAATAGTGATCAGATGATTCAGCAATCGTGATTGCATCGGCCTTGATTTCGACTATCATCTCCATGGCCAGTTCAGGATTTTGCCAAATATCGTGCCTTGTGACATCATCAATACCACTTCCAACATTTGATTTGACGAATTTGCCATCAACTTCGCCTTCCACCACAAATGCCCCCAACATGCCCTCATACTTCGATCCGGCCTCTCCCTCTACCAGATCAACCACTTTTAAATCAAACGTCTCAGTGGGCTTTAATTTCAACCATGACATATTACGTTTGAAATCATATGTTGATTTGGCATCCTTGATCATAATGCCTTCAAAACCGGCAACAAGCTGTGCTTCAAACAGTTCCATGATTTTATCATCGTCTGTTACAGCATTAATACCCTTTTCCACATAGGACAATTCAACAGGTGTATCAGGTTGCACGTCTTTAAGATAAGAAACTACGTTTTCAAGCACGTCTCTACGAGTTTCCAGAATTGCTTCACATGATCTGTCCCAAAATTGATCCAATGGCATAATATCAAACACAATGGCTACACCATGAAAGTCAACATCCTTCTTACGTCTGGCTTGTTTCATCAAAGACTGAAAATCGTCTGAAATCACTTCGCTATCAATCATCAAACCTTCGTCAGGAAAACCGGGCATGGTCTTTATCCGGTCCATGGCCTCGGCAATTTTACCAAAATTGTTGTACTCTTTTCCATTTCTGGAAAAACAACGGGTTTCATGGTCTTTGTGTATCGTCCATAAGGCACGGGTACCATCATATTTGGCCTCAATGAACGCATCAGTTGGTATCTTTGTCGCCTTGGCCATATCTGTTGCCAACTGACAGTCAAAGGTTTTGATTTTTCTATGTTCCGGTGCCATCTTGTTAATCAGATTGACGGCAACACCACATTTCAAATCTTTTGATAATATGCGTTTATACCAGTTGTTCCATTGCTCCATTGTGCATGCATTTGCAAATTCAGCAACAGTATCACGGGCAATATTACCAGTGATGGCCCGTTCTGATAAAGCAATGACAAGTTTTTCAAAGGTTGGCCACCTTGTTCCCGGACCATCCTGTTCGATAACCGGTAATTTCTTGATATGAAACATGGTGAATGGATCATAAGCATACCATGCCCCGATCCAGAATTCACCATCTTCCGGAACATTGGATAAAATACGTTCTTTTTCCAATCGTTTAGTAGTATTACCAAGTTGTTCTATTATTTCCCATGGGCGCATCATTGATTCCATTCTGTGCTGTATTCCTCATTATGGATTTTCTATTACGAAAATAGTAATCCTTGGCGTCAATACGGGCATACCCTTCTTCCTGTAACCGGGAAATGGTTTTTTCTTCCACGTAGTCATTCCACGCCTGATACATGATCCATTCTATACCATCAAAACCAATGACCCCAGACAAACGTATTGCAGACTGTGGGGTCATTCTTCTTACATCTTTCAGGATGTCATAAAAGACAGCACGGGAAATACTTGAATAAGATATGACTTGCTCATTGGTCAAACCCTGTTCCCTGCATTTTTCATACAACAGGTCACCCATGGTGAATTTCATATATTGTGGATCATATGTAAACGTCTTCACCAGTCAAAAACCTCTGCTGCTGTCGTATCCGGTGGTTCAAATTCCCAATCAAACATGTCGAAAATGTTATTAAGCTTTTGAGTCACCAGACTATTATACGCACGATTCACGTTGAATGGCAGATTTTGAATCCATTCACTTTTGTTCTTCAACCCAACCGGTATGGCAATATTTCTGAACCCAAAGGGATTGTGAGTCAAGTCCTTTTCATTCAGATACATGATTTCCACCTTGTCTCCATCACGAATCGGAGGAATATCCTTGTCATCAAAATATTCCAGATATGTATTAAAATTCATGGAAGCACCCACGGTGTAATATATCAAAGGCCGTTCCGCCCTCAAATTGTTTTCATATAACACCATCTCATTATGAGAATTCTTCAAATTCTTGATCCGTTTCGGGCTGCCAAGTTCCCAGACATTCTTTTCAAAGAAATGTTTTCTAAATTTTATAATCTTTTCAACAAGTTTGTCTTCCCCTTTGCCCTCTTGGACAATCAGTTTGAGACATTCTTCTAAGAATTGTTGTATCCATTTTGGTGTATCAGACCGTTGTGTTTCCATTCCCATGATTTTTAGTTTATCACTTGGTGCACCTTCGTTGTCCAATACATGCAGTGCATACCGTTTCTTGGTTTTATCCTTGAATATGCCTCTACGAGCAACAACTTCACGACCAGATTGAATCACTGCACCATTTTCATATGGTACAAAAAAGGCATTCATCATAGCAGCAGGGAATGATTCGTTGATCAGTTTCCCGATCTCATCCGCTATGGCAACAATGTCTTCCAGTTTCATATCATCATTGATAAGTTTGGTCATAGTCATATACACTGAATCAGTATCCGAATATATGGCAGATTTACCAAATTCGTATTTACCATCTATGAGTTCGGACGCTTTTCGTATCATATGTTTTGTAACAACACGGCCAGACAATGTGACGGATTGACCAAACCGTGTGTCATAAAATCTGAACCATTCGTTCAACAAGGCACCATATGTTGAATTCAAAAACAGTTTACGGGCTTGTTGGATAGTATCCCAATATTCTGCCGCAGCATCATCACCATTTTTTATGGCTTCCTTGGCATTCCTTTTGAATTCAACGCGTTCATTATACCATTTTTTCAAACAGAATGGTATAATGCCTTCTTCCGATGTATCAAACACAGTACCATTAGCACTGATTGCAAACTCATTCTTCATGAACCAATCACGCCATTCTGCCCCGGTTTGTGTAATTCTGTCACCATCTTCAAGGATCAATGTGACTTCATCGTCCTGAGCTTCCTGAATGTCATGGTATTCCAGAACACCAGTGAAATGATGCCATGCCTCTGTTGATGATCTTGCCTTTTTCGATTCAATCAGATTGTTGATCTTGATCATGGTTCTGGATAAATCCATCTGACCAACAACTGTTTCCGGAGAAATGTTCAACATACGGATAACAGAAGGGTACAGAGAATTGATATCAAAGGATGTAATCCATTCATACATTCCGCCTTCTGGCAGCTTGACGAATGCACCAGCAACCTTTCCTTCCTTGTCCTGATGGGACTTATCTGGAGCTATCCGGTTTCTTTTATGAAGTTCACATAAAATAGCGTGTTCAATAATCGTCACTGATCCTAGTGTATCTTTTAATGGAACGCAGGCGGTGTGTGCCATTTCATTGGCCAATGTAATAAACTTACGTTTGTCGTCTACCTTGCTTAGTCCAACTGTATCCTGTCTATTATAAAGGGTGAAAGTATAGAAGTCATTCTTCCACAAGTCATCCAATGATCCAGTGTATTCAACTTTGTTTTCATCAATTTCCAACGCAAGTATATAATCGAGTGCATAACTGTGTAATTCTTCGAATGTGAATTTTTGATACAATTCAAGATAATCTAGGTGAACCTTGCCAAAAAGATGAAATGTCCAATGGTCTGCACCCCATCGGCTAACTTTCCTTGGTACTGGTATTTCATTGAATAAACACAACCTGCTTAAATACTGACGAGATTCATCAGATACATTATATTCTTCAAGGTTACCAACATCGTTTATGTCCTCATTGCCTAGACACACCCTGATGCGTTGAACAATCATGGGAAGGTCATAAAATGCACTATTCCACCCACTGATAATGTCAGCATCATCAAGAACATCCAACATCATCAACAATAGTTCGCGCTCAGTAGCAACGACAATGGTATTTTCTATATCTTCAACCAATGCTACCGCTTCGTCCATGGACAATGAAGGGGGTTTGACAACAATGGTTACAGCCGTGTTTGACCATTTACAGTCAATCGTTATTGCATTTATTATAGCATAGGGATTTTCAATGGTTGAAAAACCCTTTTCACGGTCGCGGTCTGCTTCAATATCGAGAATTGCAATATTTAACTTTGGCGGTTTGCTTGTATTGTAATTGTCCTCAAGGAATCTGTATTCAGCTTTTATATCTGATTCAAATGTTTGATGATCATCTTCTTGGAATTGTTCAATCTTTAATAAATGCTGTTGGTAAGTTCTACTGGAAACTCTTTTCAGGTTTTGGTTATAGATTGATTTGAATGGTCCATCCGGATCATTGACATAGAAATAGAAAGGGGCAGGTGCATTGCGTACAACACGCACACCCTTTTCGTTGCGCTCCGATACACAAATTGTATTTCCGCGCCGGAATGCATCTACATAACTCACTTAATACCTCGCGTTATGATGGGTTAATGATTATTGATTTCGTAATTTCAAACAAAGGAGTCAGAGTTCCTTCAAAGTCGATCATTATTGTTTGATCATCTCCAATATCAATATTTGACACACTGGAAACATATGCAGCGATGGCTTCCGATATTTCTTTTTCACTTAATTCAATTGTAATTTTCATTTTGCTCTCCACTTTGTATCACGCATGGTGATAATTGCACGTTTACCATTCTGATATGTGACAACAAGCGACCGTGACCAACTTGATGGACCCGTATTGTATCCCATATCCAGATCGGCCATGACACCAGTTTGATATGCACCATGCATAATTCCTGCTGTATGACTGTGCCCAATTGTAACCTTGTTTCCATTTTTGGAAAGATTACCGATTGATCCCCTTGATCCATTAGGGCCGTTATCACCATGAAGTCCACACTCGATATCATGACTAATATATGATTCATCCGGACGCAAAAACCGGATTTCTTCGTTTGCACCCATATCTTTCATTACGTATTCAAACAAGTGAAAATAGGTATCATTCTCTGAAATGGCTTCATAGATGCGTTTTTGCAATTTCAGAAAGATCAACGCGTTTACGGGATCGGTTGCGTATGCATCAGGTCTATCACGCAACCAACGCCGGAGATGATCATCATGATTTGAATGTACCACAATAATTTGCATGTTTTCACGGGAAACTTCATTGAAGAATTTAACTACTTCGCGTAACTCGTCTTCAATACTTTCTCTGTTTGTTTTATGTTTTTGAAATTTTTTATGATGATCTTTCATATCATGATGTGATCTTTAACTAAAATCCAGACAATCATGAAGATGAAGTTCGTT